GATGAAAACATTCTTGTCCTTATGCGGTGTAGTTCTGACCAGCAGTAGCGCCGTACCAATATGTGCCATCAGAGATAAACACATACTTGTCCATCTTGCTTGCAGTGCTGGTGATTGTTGGTGCAGTGCCGCTGGGCCACTGTACTGTTGACCAAGTAACTGTGCGTGAGCCAGTAGCATCTTGCTTGAGCAGTATGGTGAATGACTTACCACTAACAGCAGTAGGCATAGTGATAGTTGCATTGCCTGTGAGCGTAATGATCTGCACTGTGCCGTTTGTCAATGCCAGTGTGATAGCAGTTGAACTATTGGCTGAGAATGGTGTCTCGGTGTAATTTGTTATCGTTGGGTTGGTCAGTGTCTTGTTGGTGAGCGTCTCTGTGCCTGTATATGTGGCAATACTAGCTGTCGCCAAAGTTGTTTGACCAGTACCACCATTAGCTATTGGCAACGTACCTGTTACGCCAGTAGACAATGGCAAACCAGTTAAGTTAGTTGCCGTTCCGCTACTTGGTGTTCCTAATGCGCCACCATTGACAACAAAAGCGCCAGCAGTTCCTACATTAACAGCTAAAGCAGTTGCTACACCTGTTCCGAGTCCAGAAACACCAGTAGAAATTGGAAGACCAGTTGCATTAGTCAATGTTGCGCTTGTTGGAGTACCCAATATAGGCGTAACAAATGTTGGACTTGTTGACAATACAACATTACCACTGCCTGTGGAAGTCGTTACTCCAGTGCCACCATTGAGAACAGGCAATGCAGTACCTGACAAGGTAATTGCCAATGTTCCACTGGTTGTAATTGGTGAACCTGAAACCGATAAGAATGTAGGAACTGTTGCCGCCACACTTGTTACTGAACCAGAGCCGCCAGATGCTGTAATTGTTTGATTAGGCCAAGTGCCAGTAACAGTTATGTTTGTTCCTGCAACAATGCTAGGAGAAGCAGTACCAGTACCACCATTTGCCACTGCCAATGTTCCTGCCAGTGTGATTGTTCCAGATGTGGAAATAGGACTGCCAGTTACAGTCAGACCAGTTGTGCCACCAGAAAGGGCTACGCTTGTAACTGTGCCACTACCAGCAGTGCCGTTTGCAGCCGCTGTAATTCGTCCTTGAGCATCTACAGTAATGTTGGCTACTGTGTAACTTCCTGCTGTTACAGCAGTGTTTGCCAATGCAATAGTTCCAGTTGTGGTGATTGGGCCACCTGATAAACCTGTACCAGTTGCAATATTAGTTACTGTTCCACTACCGCCACCACCGCCTTGACCGCCACTTGAAATAATTTTGATGCGTTCTTGTAATTCTGTCGAAACAACTTCACCTACGTTGATCTCTTTGCCGTTAGACAAAGCAATAATTAAAGAGCCATCAAAGTCGATGTTGGCATTGGCAACAGACACACCATCGATACCATCTATTCCATCTTGACCTTTAGGGCCTTGTGGCCCTTGCTTACCATTGATTCCGTCCCGTCCAGCCTTACCATCTTTACCATCACGCCCATCTTTACCATTAATTCCGTCACGACCATCCTTAATAGTGATGATCCGTTTTTCAAGAACATCGGTTACATTGTCAAACTTACTACGAATGTCAGTGTCAATCTTCTTCAGAGATTGCACAACCATTTGAGCATTCTCAGCCGCCTTACGCTGCTGCATTTGCTTAACTTCGGATACAGAGTTGTTTACCGCATTAAAGATATTATCTGCAATGCCATCTACATTCCCATCATTGAAGATTTTATCAATTGCCATTTCTCAACTCCTGATTTAAGTTTTGTAAAAACTCGTTTTCCATGTCAACTACAGTGCTTTTGGCATTATTCATCTGTAATTCAACAATTTTAGACTTGTTTTTAATGTCTGCTTCCTTGAGCATCAACTCGGCAATCTTGACCCGCTTATCAAACTCTTTAGATGCTTGGTTATCTTCATTAGGAAGGTTCTTGGTCATTGCCGCCATGTTCTTTGCTTGTACTTCTTGTGGCAATAACTGCGCTTCAACAGACAATTTGATAGCTTCTGCTTTGTTTTGTTCTGCTTGACTTGTCTGAACAGCAATATTTGCCTGTGCAGTCTGCATTGCCAACTCTTGTTGCATCTGTTGCATCTGTTCTGCTTGCGGATTAGGCTTACTCATCTCATCCAAAGCCGCCATCATCTCGTATCTATTGCTTAAACTTGAATTAGCAATGATTCCTTTGAGAATCACAGGCAAAACAGGTGTATTTGGGCCAAGAGTTTGCAATAAACCGATAAATTGCTGTTGTTCGTACTCACGAGCAATGATTCCAAGGGTAGCAGTGGGGATGAAATTCATGTCTACAGAGGGATAACGCTCTGGGTCGAACTGCATGAACCTGAAAGCCGCCTTTTTGATGAAAGGCACAAGGAAATCTTCTTGGAAGTTGACTAGAGTACGCTTGTACTTCTTGATGATGGATGCAACCGCCATCGACATACCACCCCCATCACGGCTAGATTGGGAAACCATGCCATTTGAGTCAAGCGTACCTGTCGCTTGTAGCAACATTCGCTCAAAGTCTTTGGCAGTTGCTAGGTTATTAGGGTCACTCTGACCAAACTTGAAGGGATACAGGATTTCATTGGGGTTGCCGTTGGTGAGAATGGCTTTACCAGCCTTGATCTCAAACTTCATGCCACGAGGCAGTCTTGTTGCATCCATAGCAACCATTGGGGCAGTGGTTAAAGCAAGTGAATCCAAGTGAGCACGAGTCTGAGCATCAATAGCTTTCTGCATATTGAAGGCTTTTTCCACTGTACCTCGCCCCAACAAGCGATTAGGCACTGTATCGTCTTGGTACGACAACACAGGTCTGTCTTTCATCATGTAAGGATTTTCTTCAGCCTTGAGCAATTGACCATCGTTGGCAATTACGACAATGGCTTCTACCATATCTGAATAGTCTTCAGCGGTAGAGTTCTCAGGGAACAACTCAACAATGTCTTTGTTTTCCTCAAGATTGTTCAAATACTCACGGGGTACTAACCCGTAATACGTCAACAATAAAACCTTCTCGTCTTGGTACTGAGATACCTCTTGGGTAGGCTCTAGGTCGGTATCTTCACTGGCTGTACCAATGTCCACCTTACGATAGATGCCCTTTTCAATGCCTTGAACAACCTTGTGGATAGAGACATACTTCTCAATAGCTACACCCATACAGTCATCAATGCTTGTCCCATTAGGGTCAAACAAGAAGTTCTTGGGGTTGATAGGCATGATTTTGACAGAAATCCTGTCTCTCTCCATCACGCCAATAGCTGCTTGACCCTGCTGATTAGGAATAGCCTGAGTAGAAGGTACATACTCTTTCTCAGTCTTGACAATGATCTCGCCAATACCTGTGCCATAAATCTCAGCCATCAACTCAATCTGATCAATACTCTTGCGAATCTTGTCTTTCTTGAAGTCTTCCATCAACTGATTCTTGATTGCTTCAACATCTATAGGGTTTCCACCTATGTCTTGGATATTGTCTTCAATGTCAAAGAAGTCTCCTTGACCAAAGATGGCTTCCATGATCTCAGCATGGCGAGTCTCTACAGCTTGTTGTGTGGCAGGGGTAACAATACGGCTACGCTCAGATTCACGGGTCTTGTCTTCTGATGCCCATTGACCTCGGAAGATGCGCTCATACTCAAGCCAATCGGGAAGAAAGTTTGCATCTCTATAGTCACGCCACTTGTTACAGTGATCGGTAACAAATTCGGTCAAATCTTTATCAGCCTCAGTAGGCTCATAAAACTCGTTTTGCTCTAACTTGACTTCTTTGTTTGTTGCCATCTATATCCCCGAAATAATATCTAAAGGCTCCCACTCATCTTCTTGGTCATCAGAAAAGTATGAGGTAACCGCCAATTGGTCAATGTAGGAAAGAGCATCGGGTAAATCATCGTGAACACCTTGGGCGGGAAACATTAAGATTTGATCCTTAAATTCTGTCCAATCTTCCTCAGAGTTCAGCACAACACGCCCATGCTCAAACCTTCCTTGGAGACTCCAGATAATCCTGTCAGTCTTTTTCCTGTTGCCATGCGTTAAGTCAACTATGTGGGAATATACATTATTTTTCCGCATTAAGTCTGACAAATACGGCAAAACAGCGTTTTTTAATGCTCCTCGCTCAATTCCAACGCTCAAAGGTCGGTATTCCCGCATTTTCAAGAGGATTGTTGCAGCAGTCTCCCTAATGTCCCAACGCCCAAAAGCAATCTCTTTTACAAACCATTTGCCATCTTCAGTGACTTTAACAACAGCAATGGCAGTCTGGTCTAGTCGCTTCTTAGAGTTAGCCGCCTGTCTAGCTACTTCCTCAAATCCAGCTAAGTCACAGGCTATGAAGTAAGAACCATGTTCAGGTTCTTCCCCGTATTTAATCCATTCTTCTTTGAAGACATCTGACCCTGCATTGTCAAAAGATGCCATATACTCTTGCTTGAAGGCGAATGAACTTAGGGTCTTCTTTGCGCTCTCAATTTCATCAGGGTCGATCAAAGGGTTGTCTTTGGTGGTGAAATGCCATGCTTTCCAATCTTCATCTTCCTCTGACTGCCCAAGTTTAAAGATGTCATAGAAGAAGTTGCGACCCTTGGGAGTGCCGATAAACATAGCCCTACCCTTTTTGTCTGACAGAGAAGCACGAATAACCTGTTCCCATGCTTCAGGTTTGATGTCTGCAACCTCGTCAAGCACAGCATAGGTGAGCGACACTCCTCGCAAAGTATCTGGTCTATCTGCACCTCGGACATAGATCTTTGCTCCGTTTATCAAGGTAATGTCCATATTATTGATGTGACTAGCAGAGAT